TGGACACGAATCGCATTGTGGCAAAAATTGTTTACAAGATTACGGAGAATCACAAAAAACCGTATGTTGTACACATTGTAGTTGCGAAAAAGACAATGATAATTGGGAAGATACTGTAAAATACGATTTAAACAATGAAGATTTATTTAATGGAGCATAAAAATGGCAAAAATGAGAATATTTAAGTTTTGGAATGAAGCAGGTGATGAAAAAGAGAAAGAAGCGATGAGTTTGAAAAAGGCAGTAATGTCAGTTCAAGGCGATTTTAAAGATAAATGGATAGGAGCTGAATATATTAGTAAAAAAGGTAAAAATATTAGCACCTCTATACAAATACCAGTTGGTAGAAAAATTAGAGAAGCGGCCAGAGTAGAAAAAGCAAGAGCGGCTGCTAAAGCTTTAAGAGAAATGGGGAGATAAATGCCGTCAATCTGTAGGAAAGGCGATAGTTTAAGTACCGGTCACGCATGTACTGGTACAACAACACTAGATACGCCTGGCCAAAGTACAGTTCGGGCAAATAGTATATTAATCGCAAGAGTGGGTGACCCAACAGTAAGTCACCCTTTCCCACCGGCACCTCCTTGTGCCCCTCACGTTGCAAACGTTAATGTAGGCAGTTCAACAGTTTCAGTCTGTGGTAGTCCAATAGCTAGAATAGGTGATAGTACAGACGCTGGAGCAATGACTTCAGGTTCTTCAAATATCTTTGCTGGTTAACGTATAAATATATACGTAATGCCAAATTTTGATAGTAGTAACACTAACAACAGTAAACGAGCAAATAGAATCTATAAAGACTTGGATTTGAATTTTGGTCGTAATGTAGTAACAGGTGATGTAAACAAATTGACCGATGTAGAGGCCGTTAAAAGAAGTGTTAGAAATTTAATTAATACTTCTCACTTTGAGAGACCTTTTCATCCAGAAATTGGCAGTGATGTTAGAAGAATGTTATTTGAACCAATGACACCTCTTACAGCACTTAACTTACAAAGAAAAGTTGGCGAAGTTCTAAATAATTTTGAACCTAGAATAAAATTAGTACAAATTTTAGCTAGACCAAATTTAGATAGAAATAGTTATCATTTAACAATTATGTTCTATGTTATAGGTTCATCGGAGCCGATAACAGTAGAAACATTTTTAGAAAGATTAAGATAAAATGGCAAGCAATAAACTAGTAGTATCTGATTTTGACTTTGATAACGTAAAATCAAATTTAAAAACATTTTTACAAAACCAACCAGAATTTTCAGACTATAATTTTGAAGGATCAGGCTTTGCCGTTCTTTTAGATACATTAGCATACAACACACACTATCTTGGCTTCAATGCTAATATGTTAGTTAACGAAACTTATTTAGATAGTGCAGACATAAGAAAAAATATAGTTGCATTAGCAAAGATGATAGGATATACACCATCATCTGTTAGAGCGCCAGTATCAACTATTGACATAACAGTAAACAACGCTTCAGGTTCAAGTATCTTAATGAATAAAGGTACAACGTTTACAAGTTCAGTAGATGGCACAGGTTATAACTTTTTAACTAATGAAGATATTACAATTACACCTTCAAATGGTGTTTATAAATTTTCAAACGTTAATTTACACGAAGGTACTTTAGTTACTTTTAAATATACAGTTGATAGTACAGATACAGATCAAAAGTATATAATACAAAATTTAAATGCTGATACTTCTACTTTAAAAGTAACAGTTCAAAACTCTGTATCAGATTCAACATTAAACACTTACACATTAGCTACAGGTTTAAGAAATATAACAGATACATCTAAAATTTACTTTTTACAAGAAACAGATAACGGTAAATTTGAAGTTTATTTTGGCGATGATGTTATTGGTAAAAAATTAGAAGATGGTAATATAGTTATATTAGAATATATCGTTACAAACAAAACTGAAGCTAACGGTGCTAAAACTTTTGAGTTAGCCGGTAGTATCGGTGCTTTTAGTAACGTAACTATATCTACTAAAGCAAATGCTCAAGGCGGATCAGAGGCCGAAACAAAAGAGTCTATAAGATTTAATGCGCCTTTACAATATACAGCACAAGATAGAGCAGTTACAGCTACAGATTATGAATCAATAGTTAAGACATTATATCCTAATGCATTATCAGTTAGTGCTTGGGGAGGAGAAGACGATGAAACACCGGTTTATGGTGTTGTAAACATTGCTATCAAAGCAGCTTCAGGTTCTACTTTAACAGAAACAACAAAAGCCTCTATTGTAAAAGGATTAATACCTTACAACGTAGCTTCAGTTAGACCAGCAATAGTTGATCCAGAAACAACATCAATTATGTTAACAAGTGTAGCTAAGTACGATAAAAAAGGTACTAGTAAATCTGCTGACACTATTAAGTCAGAAATAGTTACGGCTGTTACAAACTATAACACAACTACTTTACAAAAATTTGATGGTGTGTTTAGATTTTCTAAATTAACAGGTTTAATAGATGATGTTGATACAAGTATACTATCTAACATAACAACTGTTAATATGAGAAAGAATTTTACACCAACTATAGCGTCTTCAACAAAATACGATGTGTATTTTAGAAATGCAATTTATAATCCTCATTCAGGTCATTCAAGTGTATTATCATCAACTGGTTTTAAAGTTACAGGCAGTAATAATGAAATGTTTTTAGATGATGATAGTAATGGTAACGTTAGAAGATATTATCTAGTAAGTGGTGTTAAAACTTATGCTAACAATACACAAGGTACTGTTAATTATGAAACAGGTCAAGTTACTTTAAACTCATTGAACGTAGCTTCAATATCAAATATAAGAAATGCTGTTTCCAACGTTATTGAAATTACAGTTAAACCAAATTCAAACGATATTGTGCCTGTTAGAAATCAAGTGGTAGAAATAGACGTTACAAACTCAAATATAACTGTAGAGGAAGATACATTTGTTGGTGGTTCATCTGAAGCCGGCGTAGGCTACAATACTACAACAAGTTACTAATTTAGCCAATGGCAAAATTTGATAATAAAATATCCAACTTAATAAACACTCAATTACCAGATTTTGTTGTTGATGATCACCCAAAATTTGTAGAGTTCTTAAAAACTTATTATCAATTTATGGAAGCTGCCGAGTTAGGCGTAACTTCTATTCAATCTACAGACGGAATTAATTTAGAAAATCAAACAGGCGTACAAAACAATTTAGTATTAGATGGTGGTTCACTTGGTGCTGAAAATACTCAATTAGACCTTGATGATAAGATAATATTAGAAGATAGTAGTTTTGGTAAATTTACATATAAAGAAACTATAACAGGACAAACTTCTAAAGCAACTGCTGTAGTATTAACTGAAGATTTAGATTCAAATAGACTATTCATAACATCGCAAGACAAATTTATAACAGGTGAAATTGTTAAAGGCGAAAGTTCTAACGCTCAAGCAGTTGTTAATACATATAGACCTAATCCTGTTCAATCTATTCAACAATTAACAAATTTTAGAGATCCAGATAAAGTTATTTCTCAATTTTTAGATAATTTTAGAAATGAGTTTTTTAAAACTATTCCAGATAATTTATCTTCAGGAATAAACAAAAGAAATCTAATAAAAAATATAAAATCTTTATATAAGTTAAAAGGTACACAAAAAGGTCACGAAGTATTTTTTAGAATACTTTTTAACAATCAATCTGAAACATTTTATCCTAGAGAACAAATGTTAAAAGTATCAGATGGTAAATGGAATACACAAACAGTTTTAAGAGTATTAAGTACACAAGGAGAAACTTTAAGTTTAATAGGAAGACAAATAAAAGGAAGAACATCAAACGCAACGGCAATAGTAGAAAATGTTGAAAAATTTTATGTTGGTGCTGATGAAGTTTCTGAAATTACTATAAACAAAGAAACTCTTGTAGGTACTTTTGCTGTAAGTGAAACTATAGAGGGTACTGAAAGTGATCAGTCAGATTATTACATTCTAGCTACTATTACAGGTGTACCAGGAACAAAAACAATTAATAATGACGGTAACCTTTATACTACAAATGATATAATAAAAATTTCAGGAGGAGGTCAACAAGCCTCTATGCAAATTAGCGATGTTGGTTCTGGTAAAATAACTGAAATAGTTGTTGATAATGGTGGATCAGGATACAAAATAGGAGATATTTTATCTTTTGATAACACAGGTACTTTTGGTAGTAATGCTTCAGGTGTTGTTACAGTTGTTAACGGTGCAGTTTCCAATGAAGATACTGATCATATTGTACTAGAAGAAGAAACATCTGCCGGCGATCATCTTACAGGAGATAAAATTGTTTTTGAATCAGGCACAGGTACAGGAGATATTACAGATATTTATTTAACAAATGGTGGTGACGGTTATAAATCTTTACCAACTGTTACTGTAACGTCTGATTCAGGCACAGCTTCGGAAATATTAGCATATGGTAATAATGTAGGAAGAATTTTAGGAATAAAAACATCAAATTTAGGTATTAAATACGAAAATTCTCCTTCTCCATCTTTAGCATTCATAAACAACTTATTTTGTACTACAGTTGCAGGTACATTTACTAATGGAGATACAGTTACAGGTGGCAATTCAAGTGCTACAGGATTAGTTTCAGGTTGGGATTCTTCTAGAAATATATTAAAATTAAAAGAGGTTTCAGGAACCTTTCAAGCAAACGAAACAGTAACATCTGGATCAGGTAGTGCAGTACTTAAAAATATAGATGTAGCTTCAATAAGTTTAGATGTAACTGGTGTAGTAGACACAGACGGAAAATTCTTAAATGAAAAAGGTCATATTTCAGAAACTACAATGAAAGTACAAGATAGTTTATATTATCAAGATTTTTCTTATGTATTAAAAGTAGGTAACTCAATTAATTCATGGAGAGACGCATTTAAAAAAACAATGCATACTTCAGGTTTTTATTTTACAGGACAAGTTAATTTAGAAAGTAGATTAAATTTGAAAAATAAAATAGCAGAAGCTATTAATACAGGTGTAGATGGTACACCTATAAAACAAGTATTGAGTTTATTATTTACTTCTATGTTTGGTAGAAGATTAGGAACAGTAGATGACAGTTCTAGTTTAAGATCAAATCCTCAACAAGATGTTTCTTTTTATGGCACCAATACAAGAGCTGTAACTTTAAGACGAGAACCTATTGGTGTTAGACTAAATTTAAGATTAAGAAGAAAAGTTGGAACAGGTATACTACCTGATTTAAACAGTATTAATATAAGTCAAGGATTTGCATATTGTGGACCAAGTTTTGGTTCAATAAACAAATATGCTAATACAGCATATGGTGTCACTGGTAATAGATCAGGTGGTATCAATGGTACAACTGGTATTACTTTTGCAGTTTTAAATGATTTAAAAATAACTGGTACTAGATCAAGTCTAGATGGTACAACAGCATTATTAAAAACTATAACTGGCAATGCTGGGGGTGGACCAAATGAAGATGATTTTGGAAGGATGTTAAAGACCAACTTTACTTTTCCAGCAGATATTACATTCCCAGGAGAAGAATCGTTTAGTGGTACTACCAATAAATTTGATAGCACTAATGAAAAATTTGACCAAACAAACGTATAAATATAACTATAAATAGAGATAGAAATGGCAAAACAAACAATATCAATCGGTTCAGCACCAAATGATGGACAAGGTTCTACAATAAGAGCCGGTGGTGATTTAATCAACGATAACTTTAACGAAATTTATACTGCTTTTGGAGATGGTACTAATTTAAGTTCTGGTTTTATTGTAGGTAAACTAGGAGGTACTAATTTTTCTAATAGTATCATCGTTGGTCACTCTACAACAGGAACATTAAGTAACGCCACACAGAATACTTCTATTGGCTTAGCAGCTATGGACGCTATAACTTCAGGAAATAGAAATACTGTCGTAGGTTATCAAGCGGCTACTAGTCTACAAGATGGTGAAGATAATATTGCTATAGGTAAAGATTCAATGCAAAGTGCAGTATCTCCTTCAGGTAACGTTGCCATCGGAACAAATTCTTTAAATGCTAATATATCATCGGTTGATAATACTGCCGTAGGTAATGAAGCAGGTAAATTAGTAACAGGAAGAAATAATACTTTTTTAGGTGCTGAAGCCGGAAATAATGTTACAACAGGATCAGGAAACGTACTTATAGGTAGTACTCAAGCAGATTCAGCTACAGGTGATAGACAACTAGAAATTGCTGGAAATGATGGAACAACACATACAGTTTGGTTAAAAGGAGCTAGTACAGGTGAGGTTACTGTAGTAATGGATCCTGTTTCAAATTTAGGTGTTGCTACTAAACAGTATGTAGATAGTACAGCTGCCGGTTTAAATGTACACGAATCAGTTGCAGTTGCAACTACACAAAATTTAGCTACCGAAACAGGTGGAACAGTTACATATAATAACGGAACATCGGGTGTTGGAGCAACTCTAACATTGAGTTCAGCTATGTCAACTTTAGACGGTTACAGTTTAGTAAATGCAGATAGAGTTTTAGTTAAAGATGAGGCAAATCAAGCACATAACGGTATTTACGTAAGAACAAGTGCAACAGTTTTAACAAGAGCTACAGACTATGATCAAGTTGCTGACATTCAAGCAGGAGATTTTACTTTTATAGCAAACGGAACAGTAAATGATAATAGTTCATTTGTACAAACAACTCCAATGGTTACTATGGGTACTACTAATATGACTTGGTCTCAATATGCTAAAGCGGGAACAGGTACTATGTCTACTCAAAATGCAAATGCTGTTAATATTACTGGTGGATCAATCAGTTTATCAGCCGTTTCAAATACTCAAAGTCTACTAGTAAAAAACTCTAGTGGTGCAACATTAAAAACAATTTATGGAACATCTTCATAGGAAGTATTATAAATAGGAATAACAATTATGCCAGCGATAATAACAAATAAATTCAGAATTAATAATAGTGAGCAGTTTCACGAATCTTTCACGGAATCTTCTCCAAATATTTACTATCTAGGTTTAGCAAGACCACAAGCTTATGGTACATCTACAAGAGGTGATGGCCGAACAGATTACGAAGGAACAGACGCAAATCCAGTAATACCAAGTGATACTGTAGTTACAGAATTTACTACTTTTGATGATTTATTAGCTGCTAAAAAAATTGCAAGTTCAGATGTTAGTTTTGCAATACCAAGAAGAAATTGGACAACTGGAACAACATACGATATTTACAGACACGACTATGGAGAATTTGTTACAGGTAGTACTTCTACAAAAAATACAGCTAATGGTGGTGCAACAACTTTACATGACGCTAATTTTTACGTGTTAACTACAGATAGAAATATTTACAAGTGTATTGACAATGACGGTAATACTGCTTCAACAACAGAACCAACAGGAACAGGTAATGCTGTTATAACAACTGCTGATGGTTACAAATGGAAATACATGTACACTATGTCAGCTTCTCAACAATCAAATTTTTTATCAACTGACTTTATGGCAGTTTCAACTAACTCAACTGTTAGTTCAGCCGCTATAGACGGTTCAATTGATTGTATAAGAATTAAATCAGCAGGTTCGGGTGGAACAAACGGAACACATTCAGTAACAATCAAAGGTGATGGATCAAGTGCAACAGCTAATGTTGTAGTTGCTGGTGGTATTATTACAGAGGTAACTATGACTAACGTAGGATCAGGTTACACTTTTGGTACAGTTTCAAACGCAGAAATAGTAACTGCTGGTGCAACAAACTTAACAGGTGCAGAATTAGATGTGATTATATCTCCAAAAGGTGGTCACGGTTTTAATGCAGTACAAGAATTAGGTGGTTTCTTTGTAATGTTAAATATAAATTTAGAAGGAACAGAATCAGCAAACTCTGGAGATTTCCATGCTGGTAACGACTTTAGAAAAATTTGTTTAATCAGAGATCCAAAAGCTTCAGGTTCAGCTGCAAGTGCTTCAACTTTAAGAGGTACTAAAGCAGTAAGACTAGCAGCTTCTCCTACACCAGGAACATTTACAGTTGATGAAGAAATAAATCAAGCAACTACAGGTGCAGTAGGTAAAGTTGTAGAATGGGACGCAACAAACAGAATTTTATATTATATGCAAACAAGACACAATGACGCCGGCGTTGACGCTAATGGTAACTTGACAGCATTTTCTAGTACACATGTAATTACTGGTCAATCATCTTCAGCAACAGGAACACCGGACACAAGTGTTTCAGCAACAGTAAACAACGTTGTATTTTCAGGTGGGTATTCTGCTTCTGAAATAGATCATGACTCTGGCGATGTATTGTACATAGAAAACAGAGCACCTATTCAAAGAGCAACAGACCAAACAGAAAATATTAAACTAGTTATTGAGTTTTAAA